CTGCCCGAGTTTATGTCGCGACCACAGGCCTTCAACGACCCGAAGGATAAACGTCGTCGTATGCAGATGTCGGTTCTCCCCTTTCGTCTGTCGCCCATGCAATATAAATTTGCCTATGAGTTCATAGAGACGGGCGATGCCTACAACGCCTACATCAACGCCGGGTACTCCATCAACGGCAAAAAGCCGTTTCAGATTCGAGGCAAGGCCAAGGAACTGTTGTCGGTCCCAAAAATCAACGCCTTTGTCGAACACATCAGGGAAAAAGCAATGGAAAAGCTAGTCATCAACATCGACGACATCGTCGATAAGTTTCTCACCACCTACAATCAGGCAATGGCCTCGGAAGATTTTACCAACGCCAACCGTGCATTGGAGAATCTGGGCAAACATCTGGGCATGTTCGTCGAAAAGGCCATGATTGAACAGAAGATCACCATGTCTGCGGAGCAACTCGACGCCGAAATCGCCAAGTATCAGGGCATTATTGATGCAGCTATCCAGCAGCCAGTCAAGCACTAGCCCCGAGGTACTCCTCGCCCTGATGAAGGCCCGTGCTGCACAGGCGGCACACAACGATTTCGCCTCCTACGTCAAGATGATGGCCCCGCTGATTGTCCCGGACTTCAAATGGGGACGACATATCGACATTATTTGTCGTGAATTGCAGCGTTGTGTCGATCAGGGCGGACAGCGCATCATGGTTTTCCTCCCACCACGGTCGTCCAAGTCTCTAATCTCCTCCAGATTGTTTCCATCGTGGTACATGGGACGCAATCCTGCCCACGAAATCCTGACAATCAGCCATAATGAGCAGCTATCCTCCGACTTTGGCCGGTCTGTCCGCGATCTGGTAGCAACGCCGGAGTTCGAGGAGGTGTTCGACGGGGTTCGTCTGCGAAAAGACGCCAAGGCTGCGGGTAAATGGAAGACAAACAAGGGTGGATCGTACTTCTCGGCTGGTGTTAAGTCCCAGATTGCCGGTCGCGGTGCCCATGTAGCCATCATCGACGATGCCATGTCTGAGGAGGACGCCTTCAGCGATGCCGGACGTGAATACATTAAGAACTGGTATCCGTCAGGCCTTCGTACCCGTCTGATGCCCGGTGGGTCCATCGTAATTATCAACACCCGGTACCACGACGACGACCTCTGCGGGTGGCTGCTGCGAAATCAGGGCAATGAAGAAGTGGAGACACAGCCATGGAAGGTCATCAAGATACCTGCATGGGTTGATGACGAGGCGTCTGAACTGCTGGGCCTTCCGGTAGGCTCGTCATACTTCCCCGAGTGGAAGACAGATGAACTACTCCGACAGGACGAGGCAGAGATTCGGTCGAACAACGGTGCCAAGTACTGGCAGTCGCTCTACATGCAGAACCCGACGCCTGACGACGGCGGTATCATCAAGATGGGCTACCTCCAGCCGTGGAAGGACAGTGATCCACCTGCCTGTGAGTTTGTCGTCCAGACACTCGACACCGCCTTCAGCACCAGACAGACTGCTGACGAGTCAGTAATCCAGACATGGGGCATATTCCATCAGATGCAGACCGACTCGGCAGGACTGGAACATATTGTCGCCAACATAATCCTACTCGGCAACGAACACGGGCGATGGGAGTATCCAGAACTACGTGCCCTTGCACAGGAAGAGTACGACCACCACAGACCGGACCTGATGATTGTCGAGAAGAAGGCGTCCGGTCAATCGCTGATTCAAGACCTGCGTCGTGCCGGACTGCCAATCATGGAATACAATCCTGACCGCGACAAAGTATCGCGTGTCAATGCAGTGACCCCGCTGATGGAGTCTGGACGAGTCTGGATACCGTCGGATCGACAATGGGCAGACGACCTACTCAATCAGGCACTACGCTTCCCCGGCGGTAAGCACGACGACATGGTAGACGCCATGGCAATGGCAGTCCTCTACATGAAGGACTCATGGCGAGTCGAACATCCCGACGATCCGGAGTGGGAAGACGAGGCACCACGTCGTCGGCGCGGCGGTTATTGGGTACTGCCCTGACCACCAGTATAATTCCGTCATGGGCTTTAACATGCAAACCATTATTACAACCATGACACCGCTTCTCTTTGCATTAGTCGGTTATCTCATGATGTCATTTAATGAGTTGGAAAATCGTGTTTATCACCTACAATCAAGAATGATGCAGCTAGTCACCCCTGAAGGACAGATTGTACCATCGCCGGACAACGCCATTGCCCGTCAGGAACTACGAGAAAAATTATTGCATCACATCCACGATCTACAGGTCCGCCTGTCACTGCTGGAGGCGAAGGGTGGCTGACGACATCAGAGAACTAAACGCATTGATTGCAGACTACGGTCGGGAGTTTCAATCTCCTGATCCTCGCAGTGGTCCATCACTTGCATCTGCCCGACTGTACAATGCTGATTACCAGCCAATGACTTCTGCTGAACAAGCAGAAATGGCGTTGTCTATGATTCCGGGTGTCGGAGAAGGACTGGACGTAGCTTACATCGCCCAAGGTATTGAAGAAGAAGACCTCGGTAAAGCTGGGACTGGTCTGGCAGGTCTGGCCCTCCCATTTGTCGGGGCAGGTACAATTAAACAAATTGCTAAAAAATTAGAAATTGACAATCCCGGCGGAAGTTGGCTTCGGGATAAAAAAGAAGAAGCTGCTGAAGCAATGGCAAAAGCAGAGCCGAATACATATCGGAAAAATTTAGGAACGACAGCAATTACCGGGTATCACAAAGGTGTTATCGAACTTGACCCTAAACAACTTGCTGATGTGCCGGGAGCCATGGGCGAAGAAGCATCTCGAACGTCTAGTCGAAAATTAGCAAACTTACAAAAATCTATCGAACAAGAAGGATACAATCCTAGTCCTATTATGATTCACGTACGTGAAGATGGAAAACCTTTTATTGTTGAAGGAAACACCCGAGTAGCTGAAGCTATCATTTCAGATAGACCCACTATTCAAGCTGAAATAAAGTACCTGCGAGGGGCAGAAGAAGTTGAAGGTCCGCTGTCACCAGATAAAATATTTGAAATGCCAGACCGTGCTAAGAGTAAATCAGTTGAATTTCGTGAAGGACCGCCTATAAAAATAGGGGACACCATGCAGTCTTCTCTCCTCACATCTGACGGAGAAACCCCAGAAGTTCTCTACCGAATTGTCTCCCGAAAAGAATTTGACAAAGCCCAAGAAAGTGGTAAGTTTACCCCGAGCAGTTTCTATGGACGAATACACGCCTCTTCCTCCCCGGATATGCGATATAAAAACGCACCGGATGATGTAGTTATAGAAATTAAATATGATCCTGATGATGGTTGGTATTCAAAACAGTCTTCTGACGAAGTCTACGGAGTAACTAAAAAGGATATTCCAATTTCCCGGATCAGTAAAATTAAACAGTTCAAGAAAGGCGGCTCTGTCGTCGAACGACCTAACAACTACGAACCGAAGGCAATCTGATGTCACTCGTTGAAAACTATGGCCCGATGCTTCCTCCGGGTCTTGAAGTTGAAATGGAAGAAGGACTGCGAGGGCCGGAAGAGGCAGAGTTCGAGATGGAGATGGACGACATCCTTGTCGAGGGAATGTCGCCCGATGACATGGCGTTCATGGCGGCAATGCAGGAAAAAGTTGAGGTCGAGATTGAAATCCCGCACTTCGCCAACCTTGCCGAATATCTCGGAGAAGATGAACTGAAGGACATGGCGTCCAAAGTCGTTGAAGGTTTCGAGGCAGACAAGGACAGTCGATCAGAATGGGACGAAACACTGACCCGTGGTCTGGACCTGCTCGGCCTAAAGTTCGAGGAGACCGGTACAGCCTTCGACGGATCGTGTGCAGCAACACACCCGCTCATCATCGAGTCCGCAGTCAAGTTCCAATCCAAGGCATCTCAGGAACTTCTCCCTGCTGCTGGTCCTGTCCGTACACAGATCATCGGCGATCCCGACAGTCAGATCGTTCAGCAGTCTAACCGTGTCCGTCGTTTCATGAACTATGAATTGACAGAGATGATGCCCGAGTACTTTGACGAGATGGAGCGGATGCTCTTCCATCTGCCCATTGTCGGCTCTGCAATCGTCAAGATGTACTACGATGGAGGACTGGAACGTCCCACCGCCGAACACATCCCCATCGACCAGTTCTATGTCAACTACTCAGCAACTGATCTACGTCGTGCCGAGCGTTACACCCACGTTATCTACAAGTCACCAGTCGATCTACGCCGTGACATTGCCGCCGGAATGTATCGGAATGTTGAAGACCTTTCCGAGCAGCCTGACACCAATCGGGCCGACAATGAAATCTCTGCCAAGATCGACGAGATCATGGGTCTGCACGGCAACAACTCCGAAGACCCGGAGTACACCCTTCTTGAGCAGCATTGCTACATGCAGCTGGAGGACGACGATCAGGTCTATCCGTACATCATTACCGTCGAAGAATCTTCAGAGGCCGTCCTGTCGGTCCGTCGCAACTATCGTGAAGACGATCCTCGGGCCGAGAAGATGGTCCACTTTACCCACTATCGTTTTGTCCCCGGCTTCGGTTTCTACGGCCTCGGCCTGATCCACCTGATCGGTAACCTGACAATGACGGCAACGTCTGCGATGAGGGCATTGGTAGATGCCGGTCAGTTCGCCAACCTCCCCGGCGGATTCAAGGCAAAAGGTGTCCGGGTTGTCGGTGACAACGATCCCATCAGCCCCGGTGAGTTCAAGGAAGTTGAGGCACTCGGCATGGACCTGAACAAGGCCATCGTCAACCTGCCCTACAAAGAACCGTCCAATACACTCTTTCAGCTGCTCGGCTTTGTCTCCAGCGCAGCAGAAAAGTTTGCCGATCAGACCGATCAGGTCGTCAACGATTCTTCCGGATACGGTCCTGTCGGGACAACCATGGCCCTGATCGAGGCATCTGCCAAGTTCTTCTCGGCAGTTCACAAGCGTCTCCACCACGCCCAGCGTCAGCAGTTCAAGATTCTGGCCCAGATCAATGAGACGTTTGTCCCGGTAAACGGCTACCCGTACGCCACGCCGGAGGGCGACATGACCATCTTCCAGCAGGATTTTGATGGTCGTGTGGATGTCCTCCCCGTCTCGGACC